TCTGGTCGATCTGTGGTGGCTTGTTGGCATTGATGGTCTGCTCGACCTGAGCCATCTGCTGCTCGTTCATCGGCTTGCCACCGTAGACCAAGTGCATGACGTTCATCATCGGGTCTTTGCCTTGCGCGGCTGTGGCCCCGGTGGTGATTTCCAATGTGGACTTGGCACCTTCGTAGAACTTCTGCGCAGCCTTGGCCACTGGCGACTCGGGGTTCAACGACACGATGCGGCTGTACGTTGGAGCGTCCATTGGCTTGCCTGTGGCACGCCACGCCTCGAATTCCTCGGACTGCGTTTTGTTTTGGCCCGTCAAAATTTTGGACTGAGCCAACTGTGAGCGCATCTGGGCGATTGGAAGTGCTGCAGCACGTTGCTGCTCGACATTCTCACCAAGCGCCTCGGTGGCCGATCCAAGAGACGCAGCAAAGCCGCCCAACTGAGGCTTCAAAAAGCCTGCGGCCACCTTGAACCAGTTGGGGTTTTCGTACCGCTTCTCCAAAGCCCTGATTTGCTCCTGCAAAGACTGTTGGTACTCGGACAAATCTTCTGGCTGCGCACCAGTGGGATTGATCTTTGACGGATCGGAGGCCAGTGCGGCCTTGATTTCTTGGGTCGACATGATTCAATCCTTTGAGTTACGGCTGATACAGCACGGTGCCATCCGCACCTGTGACGGTGCCGCCCGAATAATCTGAGCCGGGGCCAGTCAGGTTTCCGCCAGAGATAACGGGTGCATTGGCTGTCAAATCGCCAGTGCTTCCGGTGTTTCCAAACCAGCCAGACACCGTGTTGCCAGCATTCCCCAAGGCGGTGCTCAAACCAGTCCATGGTGTGACGCCATTTGGCCCCGGCGTGAACAAGCCAGCGGCGCCAGCAGTGAGGCCAGCCAATGCGGACAGCGGCGAAGACTCGGCGGTTGTTGTGGTCGTTGTTGGCACGTTGTAGCCGCGAATCAACCCTGACAACGTCGACAGGTTGGTCAGCGGGAACAGTTCCTTGTTCTGAGCAATGGTCTGCTGCTGGCCACCCAAGGTCGCCAAAGCGTTGATGTCAGCCAAGTTCAGGGCTTGGTTGGTCGATGCCAACTGGCCCTGCTGCGCACCAGCGTTGATCAGGTTTTGAGTTCCTGCAGAGGTCAACTGACCTGCAGTGCTGCCCAGCGTTCCTTCCAGTTGCTTTTGTGCCAAGGCGGTTTGCAGGGCTGTGTTGTAGCCCGTATTCATCGCTTGGTACTGCTGGTTCAGGATGTCGCGGTCGGCATTGCTGATTGTCTGACCAAGAACTTCGGCACCGCGCTTGGAGCCAAACTGGCCAGAACCCACCGCGCCTGAAGTGGCTTGCGGTGCCAAGTTCTGCATGATGTTGCGCTGGCCAGTGTCACCAATCGCGTTGACCACATTGGTCATGTACGGACTCATGAGACCGGATGCGGCAGCACCCACATCGCCGCTGGCCTCCTGCAGGTATGGCGAAGCGGCAGACAGTGGGCTTGATGCGCTTGCTGCCGACGACAACGTGTTGCCCGCCGCAGTCAGCGTGGGCTTGAAGGCCGAGGCGGCATCACTGACCTGATCAAAGGCTTGCTGTTGCAGGGGCTGGGCACCGACGTACTGAGCACCAAGCGTCGGATCGTATTGACCTTGTGCATTGATCCCAGCTTGTGTCTGCCCAGTTTTGGCAATGTTGTTGAGATAGTCGGTAAAAAAACTCGGAGCCGTGGTGGCTTGAGTTTGGGAACTTTGCAGGAGGTTTGCCATTTTTAACCTTTCGCCATCTTGAGATAGTCAAGTGGACTTTTTGCCTTTGGAGGGATTTTACTGGTAGGAGCCGATCTTTTGTGCTCCCGCAGTTCTTCACGCATGGCGTCCAGCATTTTGGAGCCTTGCTTGTTGTCGCCATGGCCAAGGGCCGTGACGAACGCTTCAGGGAATACGTACTCGCCGTCTGCGATCTTGGCAGCGACTGGACGACCGTGGACGGGGCCACCGTCACGATGGGGCACCTTGGATTGGAACTTGGCCAAAGCCTCGGCCCCGGCCTTGCTGGAGCCATCCCCCAGCGCCGCCACAGCGTCTGCGTCGATCACATAGTCACCGTCGTGCAGCATGGCTGGGATGTCGTCGGACTGGCCTGTGCCGTCGCCTTGAGCATAGTAGCCAGTCAGGCCCGTGATGAATTCGGGTTTATGGCCCTTTGGAGCCGCTTCGGCGTACTTGTGGGGCAATCCACCTTGGGCAAGTCCTCCGAGCGGTCTGGAGGCCTTCAGTGGGCCTTGGCTCAGGTGCGTCAGGGCACCCATGCGAGACTTTTGTTCGGTCATAGGCGCTGCCGCCAAACTGGTGGGGGCGGATGAAGCAAATTTGGGGGTCAAATAGTCCTGAATGCTGCCACCAGACGCTTCCATGATCGGGGCTTGTGGTTTGTAACCATATTCTGCCGCCTGCTCTTCAAAAGATTTTTCTTTGGAAGGATGTTCTTCTTTTGGTGGCTCAATGCCGCGTTCTGCCAGCACCTGACGCATCTCAGGTGTGAGCGAGTTGAAGAGTTGATGCAGCGCGGCCAACTGCAGTGCCTTTTGGTACACGGGTGCTCCTGCAAGGAATTGAGGTGAAGAGTTAAGTTTTTGCTCAGTGTAGGAGCCACCACCCGTGGTTGGAGTTGGCACCTTCACAGCAGGAGGTGCAGGCGGAACGACTGCGGGTGGCGGAGCCACCACGGGTGGCGGAGTGACTACAGGTGGGGGTGTTACCACAGGGGGTGTGATCACCGTTGGTGTAATGGTGGGATCGTCAGGCGGAACTGGACGATCTGCAGTGATAACCATTTCTGGTGTGTCATCGTCTGTTGTAGTGACGACGGGTTTCGTTGGCCGATCCGAGGTGATGACCATTTCTGGCGCGTCATCAACATTGATGGTTCGCGGACGATCACTGATGATGGTCATTGTTCCGGCATCGTCTGCAGGCGTGCTAACACCGCCAGAAGTCCCGTTCCCACCACCCAAAGCACCAGTAGTGTCAATGGCTGTACCAGAGGTCAAGGATGGTGTGCCGAAAAGATTCGAGTGATCGGTTACCCCTGACAAGTCAAACCCACCCGAGGGTTTAAACCAAGCATTTTGAGTGATGTCGTAATAAGTGCCGTCTGACTTCGGCAACAGTCTGTCATTTGCGTCGTAGCGTGCAGGCTCCTGCATCACTGGATCGTCACTTGCAGCAAGGGCATAGCCGGGCGGTGGTCGAACGCCAGAGGCATTGTTGCTGTCAGCGTAAATCGGTGCGCCAGAGCCTTCAACACGGAAGATGCCGTTGCCTGCGTCAGAGGCTGTACCAGCACCTGCAGCGGCCAACTGCAGACCACCGGGTGTTTGCACGGTGTCTGTGCTGTTTGGCAATCCGCCTGCGGCTGTGGCGTCCGTGTATTGGGTGTCAAATTGACGCTGCAGCGCATCCACGTCCGTGCTGGCGCGAATGCTGGACTGATTGCCCATGTTCTCCGCTGGAATTTTGTTGATGTCCTGCACAGCCTGTTTTGCCAGCGATGCAGAACCACCAGCCAGTGTTGCAGCCACAAACGCGTTGTAGTCGGTGGCACCAGACAACTTCTGCGCAGCAAAAGTAGACGCGGCCTTGGAGAGTGCCGTGGCGTTGGCTGGACTCACGCCAGCGTCCTTGAGATACCCATTGGCCAAGTTGGATACAGCCGAAGCGCCAGCGCCAGACACAGCACCAGTCAGGATGTCGTTGCCCTTGACAGCCGACGATGCAGCACCGGATAAGCCACCGCGAATGGTGGCTGCAAGGGTGCCGCTGATGTTGTTGTCTTTGATGAAGTTGCTGACTGTGTCAGAGTTGGCCACCTTGTCGCCAGCGTATCCAGCCACGGCATTCTTGAGTGCCAGCTTCAGGTCGCCACCATTCATGAGCGTGCCATAAATCGTGTTGCCGATGGCAGTCTGTGCGGCAGCGCCTGCGGGGATTTCGATGCCAGCCTGTGACAGGCTCTCTGTAACCAAACCACCAAGCTGTTGAGGGCTTGCGAAGCCCATCAATCCGCCCGTGACGGCACCAGTTGCAAAGTTGCCGCCCATGGCCGAAGACAAGCCACCACGCAGCAGCGCATTGCCTGCCATGTTGGCGGCGGTGCCCTCAAGACCAAGTGATGTGCCAATACGCATGGCCATTGACTGACCTGCTGTTCCTGCAGCAGTTCCTGCAGCCCCGGCTGTTGCCGAACTTGCTGTGCTGGCGGCTGTGCTGGCGGCGTTTGCACCAGCCGTTCCTGCTGTGCTGACCGCATTGCCTGCAGTGTTTGCAGCATCCAAAGCGCCCGTGGTGGTGTTTGCAATGTTTCCTGCGGTCGATGGCAAACCTCCAGCGCTGGCGGTGCTTGCTCCTGCCGCTGCAAGGTCTTCCGTGGCACCAAGCCACGCACCGTTGCCAGCGCCAGTAAAGTTCAGTGGCGCATTGGTTCCTGTTAGGTCGGCAATGGTTGGGCTAGTTACCTCGGGGCCAACGCTCGTCCCGTCTGTCAAGCCATTGGTTAGTTCCCCACCAAGGTACGCCGTCACCCCAGCCTTCAAAACATCTTCGCCAGATTTGCCTTCTGCGGCATTCAACGCAGCAACACCTGCTGGGCCACCAAAATACGCAGCAGCCAAGTTTGCCGCTACGTTAAGAACGGGGTTGTCGGCCAGCAAATTCATCAACGAATTGCTGGACGCATATGTCGTGTAGAAGTGCGGGTTACCCTGCGCATCGTACTGAACACGGTAGCCAGTGTTTCCATCGCCAGCAAACGTACCACCCCATGCGTTGCCTGTCTGGCGCTCGCCGTAACTGCTTGGAACGGCCTGACCAGTCTTGGTATTACCGTAAGTGGTGCCAGTTTGAATTACTGGTTGTCCATCCTTTGTAATGACTTTGGATTGATCGACGGGAGAGAAATAGAAATCCCCATTCTCCCCTCCAGAAAAACTTGTTGTTCCGTAGTGTGTTGTGACATCTTTGGCCGCAACTGTTTTGTCTTGATAAATTGGCTCACCGTCGTAGCCCGTCATACCCACAAGTTCATGTACGGAAAAGCTGCCGTCTGGATTTTGTGTGGCGGGCTGTCCGTTGTATGTGTATTGCGTCTCAAGATTTTGGTACGTCGGCAATTGCCCAAAATCTTTGAGGTCAGTAATCCCAATACTTGCCATGATACGGGCCATGTCGTATGCATTGTTTTGCGCAGACCCCCAGCCTTGCCCTGTCCATTTTGTTGGGTCGCTTGTTGCCAAAATCTGAGAAGCCAACGGATTCAAAGACCCGGCATGAGTTGTGCTCATTTCGCCAAAAGCGTTTTGAATGAAATCTCTGCGCTCAGTGTCGTCAACAGTATCGCCAAAAAGACTTTTCCAGTGCGCCAAACCAGCCGCATCTGGCTCTCGCCCCAAATAGGTTCTATACAAATCTTCCACCGTTGTCGGCGTTGAACTTGCTCCAGCAGCAGACGTGTTTGAAGTGGGGTTGGCTGCTGGTGCAGTTGTGGGTGTGTTCGCAGCGTTTGCTGCGGCCAATGCATCCGGTGAAGTGTTGACCCCTTCCACTGGTGACGAGGTTGTGGTGGTGCCCCCTGTTGGCGCAGCACGGCCTTCATTCTTGCCGTATGTGTTGTAGTGGTAGGCGGCAAACTGCTCAGGCGTCATGCCTTGCGTGTTTTTCAGGTACTCCGCAGCCACATCCGGGTTGGCTGTGAAGTACGGGTTGTAGTTGGTGGCAGTGGCTGTTGACTCCACGCCCTTTGCCACATTGTCTGCAACAGCACGTTGGAATGTTGCCACCTCACTTGGGTCAACCGTATCGCCAAATTGCTGACGCCAGTAGGCAAGTCCGCTCGGGTCGGCAGCACGCCCGGCGTACTGCGTGTACAAATCAGAAATTGGGTCTGCTGCGCCGCCTGCGACTGGCAAGGCACCCGACACAACGGCTGGCGCAGTCGTGGTCGCTGCGACCGTGTTGTTATTTGCCAGCGTAGTGTCCGCAGCGGTGTTCGCGGTAGTGTTGGCAGTGGTATTCGCAAGTGGCGCGGGTGTCAGCGTAGTGGTGTTGTTTCCACTCAAACCAGAAGCCAAAGCGACGTTGTTAACAGAGCCAAGACCGTTCAGTGGGTTGACAAAATCCTCAAAGGTATCAATGTTTGTTTGCTTCATTTTTTACGATCCGATGCTCATGATGCCGACCATTTGTTCTGCCCAGTCCTGCCATGTTTCGCACATGCGTTGATCGGGTATGGCCGATTGGCCAAAGTACCCGATCCCGTTGATGCCGTCCACCCATTCTCTCCACTGATCCTCGGGGACTGTACCGATCTGGTTGGATGCGAACAACTCGCACATCAGACTGCAGTACAAGTCCCATTCCATGTTCCGGGGATCGTAGGTTACGCTCATGGATTTGCAGTTCCCCGCTCATCGCCCATATCCGCGCTGATCAGCACTTTGCCAAGATAGTAGTCGCCGTTGTATGTGTTCGATTCAAACTTCAAACGCAACAAGCGGCGCTGCTCACGCAAGTCGATTTTAAGGGTCGATGGCGTGAAAACATAGGGGTCTGAGGTCTGAACTTGGGCATCGGCGTAGCCTTGGCCAGTCACGTACAGGTTCATGTCCCCGGTTTGGACGAAGTCAGGTTCCACACGTTCGATGCGCAGCCAGCGGTTGTCGCCGGACAGTTGTGGGTTGCCGGGGCCACCAGTGACCCAGCCCAAGTTGTTCGTCTCAAAGGACGAGCGGATGGCGTTCACGTTGGTGGTGTACACCTCGTCGGTGCCAGTCTCATGCTGCCAGAGGGTGTACTTGCCAGTGGAGTTGACTCCATTCCCGGCCCAGATAGGCTTGCGGAACACTTCAGAGAATGTTCCAGCCGAGCGGCGTGCGCCCGGTGCCTCGCCAGCGTCGTACCACGTCTTCTCGCGCACGTTGTAGATGATGGCGTCGGTGCATTCTGTGGCATCACCCTTGGGGTAGAACCACCAGATTTCACCCCAGCGAGGCACCTTGGTACACCAGACTTTTTGGCGCTGGGCGTAGTTCAGGTTGTCGAAGAAGTAGTTCTGGTTCAAGTTGTTCGGGATTTCCTGCACCACACCGTTGTAGGACAAGAAGCGATCCACAGCGGCCCAGTAGAAGATGCCGTCGTACTCAATGACGCACTGGCTGGACATGATGGATGTCTGGCTGGTCAGCAGGTCATATTTCCAGTAGAAGTTCAGACCGTTCACGGTGCTGGGGCTGTACGTCACGCGAACCAGTGAGTCAAGCGTCCAGAACAGGCCTGCAGGCGATGTTGTACCACCGCGCAGGGGTAGACCCTTGACCACCTTGCCAGTGGACACGTTGTTGGCGTTGGCGTCCGCAGAAACCCAGTCGTTGAAGTTGCCAGCCGACGAGTTCTGAATCAAGCCGTTGTTGCCGTACACGAACAGGTACGGGTGCAGCATCACCACGCCACCGGACACCGAAATGTTGGCGTCAAATGTCAGGGTCACCGTGCCGGAGGCCGTCGCAGGCAGGCTCAAAACGGCTGTGAAGACGCTACCCACCACGGAGGCACTGACGATGGTTGTTCCGGCCTGAATGCCCGTCCCAGAAACCGACAGACCCGCTCCAATCGACACGATGGTGCTGGTGAAGGTCACACTGGTGGAGGTGTTTGTGGTTGTGCCTGACGCCGTGAACACGCCAACAGGTGCCAGCGTGGTGCCGGGGAATGGGCCAAACAGTGGGCGCGTGTTGACGGTCGAGTCAATGTTGATCAGGTTTTGGCCGGGGTGCGCGATGATGTTATTGTTGGCCCCTCCAGTGGAATCGTAGCCAATGTCAAACTGCCAAAGTGTACTGTTGCCACCAGTCCACAAAGTGTTCTGCAGCAGCAGCAACGACAAGCCGGAGCCTGTGCCACCAATGGATGCCGACGATGCACTCAAGATGTCGCCCACCGAGTATCCAGTGCCTGCGGCAGTCACCGTCACGCTGGTGATGACACCGCCAGCCACCACGACCGTGGCTTGAGCGCTTGTCCCGGTGCCGCCAGTCAAAGGCACGGCAGTGTAAGTTCCGTTGGTGTATGCCGAGCCAGCGTTGACGATCTGCACCTTCACTGCGCCGCCATATATGGCGTATGACACCGGGCCAAAACCCACGCCATCGTCGTTGTCGGTGTACCACTGCTCCAAGCCGAGGCTGTATCCAGACACCACGTAGTTGATGCCGTTGGTCGAGGTCATGGTCATGCCGCGAGAAATCCCGCTGGCGTTCAAGAACACACCCTTGTACCCACCGATCTTGCGTGGCAGGGCGTTCTGGAAGCGCACCCATTCGCCATCCACGTAGGTCGGGGCGGCGAACTGCGTGCCATCCCGTTGGATACCGGGCTTGACTTGAAGCTGAATTACCTTTGCGGTCACATTGCGTCCTTCAGAAAGTGCCGCCTGAGATACCGTTGAGCACCGTCAGACCGTTGGATGTCAGCAGCATCTGCTGGACACCATTGATGGCAAAGCCAAGTTGGTTGGATGCTGGCAGGTACACGCCAGTGTTGGTGTTGCCTTGGAAGTTCATGGACGGAGCGCCAACGGAGCCGGGGGCCAACGTGATAGCTGTGAATGAACTGGCGGTGTTGCTTGTGGTGCTGTACACGTTGGTGCCATCACACACAACAAAGGCCGTCTGGCCTTGACCAACTGCCACCGTCGATCCGCCAGCCACAGCCGTCTTGAACGTCATGGTGTAAGCACCAGAGGTGCCGTTCTGCAGCGAGTAAAGCTGCACGGTTGATGGAAGCACAACGATCTGGTTGGACGTCAGGGTGCCCGAGTATTCCTGAATGATGTTGGCACCCTGTGCGGATGTCAGCGTCAGCGTGCCGCCAGTCACCACCTGAGCCAGTTGCGTGAATGCAAAGGCGTTGGATCGACCGTAGGCGTAGGTGTTGTACCCGGTTGATCCGTTGGACACGATCACCAGCGATTCGGTCAACTGCAACTGCATGTTTGCGTTGCCGTCGATGGTGTCGGTGCCTGCAGGGGTCAACGTCAAGATGCCTGTGCCGTTATTCCGAATGATCGTGAACCAGTTGTTGCCCACGGATGTTGCGGAAGGCAGCGTGAACGCACCAACTCCACCAGACCACACGTTGAACTGCGCACGGTTTGCTGCCGCCAATGCTGCGTTGGAGTAGTAGTTGGTGATGTTGTAGGCTTGGTTCAGCGTCAGGCCAATTGGCGTCAGGCCGTAACCAGCCAAGGCTCCTGCATTGGCGTTCGATGTGCCAGCGCCAAACACCACGGACGCCCATGTGCCGTTCACCGTGGTGTTGTCCACCAAGAAGATGAACTCGGCCACGCCGGACGACACGGCCACGATGGTGTTGCCACCGTTGTCCGTCACGGTGAACAGTTGCGATCCGACGTTGCGCACAATCACGGACTGGCCGGGTGACACTTGAGTGGCGGGTGGCAACTCCAACAACCAGCCAGTGCCAGTGCCAGACGATGTGGCCGTCACATCAATGATGCTGCTGGCGGGGGTGCCAGTGATGCCGTTGATTGGCCATTGCAGCGACAAATTGGCCGTCAAAGACAGTGCTTCGTAGCTGACTGAGGATGGGCTGACCGTCTGGCCTGTGAACGGATTTACATATGCGGTCATGATCAGTTATCCACTGCAATGGCGGCACGGTCTGCAACTCGCAGCGTGTCTTCGGTTTTGAGGGCACCCAGTGCTTCGTCGAACATCTGCTTCCACAGCGCCAGACGAGCATCGTTCTTGAGGAACGGGGCGGTTTGCTTGAGCGTGCCGAACAGCATGGCGTTGGGCGCGTTCTGGGTCAACCAGTTGGTTTGGTTTTGAGCCGACAGGGGCTGCAGGCGGGTGTAGCACAGCGCCTCAAAGGCATAGGCCTTGTCGGGTGTTGGGGCCACGAACCAGTGGTCATAGTCGTAGTCTGCGTAGTACAGCGGCGTGCCTGTTGCCGTCACGTCCTGCGCGTAGTTGTTCAGGTACTCCAGCTTGCGCACCAGCATGGGCTGCTTGGAGCCACTGTTGGACAGCGTCATGGACGTGGTCTTGCGCCACCGGGCTGGCTTTTGGATGACAGGGTTGCCGATCTGCATGACTGAGTCCACCACTTCCATCTGACCCAAGGTCTTGATGTTTTGGGCGATTTCAAACTCGCAGAGTGTGATGAATGTGGGGATGGCGTTGACCACTGCAGCGTCGGAGCGCTCCAAGTACTGGAGCACCGAGGATGTCAGTGAATCGTATGTCATCACCCATGATGGACTGGTGCTCATTTTGACCTTCTATGGTTGTGTCGATTGTCCCATTACGCCGTCAGGACGGCAAGGGCTTGCTGGGTGCGGTGCTTGCGGTCTTCAAGGCCAATGGTACCGCCATTGATCCGCTTGCAGCAGGCCAAATCGTCCCCAGCCTCGGCCAAGGCGTTCAGGCCATGGGTCGACCAAAAGAACCCGGCTGTCAGGGCTGCGTACTGAGGCGTAGCCACCAAGTCGGGGTTCATGATGAAGTCCACCCCCAGCGCCTTACCAGCATGGTAATAATTGGCCGATCCGGTTGTCTGAATGCACCCACGGCCACGAAAGCGGTATCCGTCGCCAGAAGCCTCGTCACGGTTGCCCATGCGGTTGGCGTAGACCATGTTGGCGATTTTCTTGGGGTTCCCGGCGTATTGACTGGCCACCTCCAAAGATGGAAAACGTCGTGGCCACAGCTTCATGAGCGTTGCCGCCTTGTAGTTCAGGTTCTCCTCCAGCAGGCGGAAGTTGCCGCACTCGTGGCTGCACTGTCCGATGAATGCGGCCTGCTGGCGCGGTGTCGTGATATTGAAACGCTGGAACGTCTCGTTCAGGGGATCAACCCACTGGGCACCGATGCCCAGCTTCCCAAGTTTTTCAGCGGTGACCATTCATTTGCTCCCGGACTGAGTTGTAGGTGTCGATGCAGGCGTTGAGGCTATTGATGGCCCTGTCCCCGTCTGCGGCGATGGCAGCAATAAGGAGGAGAGTCTGCTGGTCAGATTCGGCTGCAGCTTCTGGATTTGGGGCGGCAGGGGCGGCACTTGTGCTGGCTTGTACACAACTGGTGGCGGGGAGGCGCACCCGACCAGCACGGATAGCACGCTGCAAAGCAGAAGATTCTTGTTCAAGGGCATTGTTGGCCTCCGTCAGTTTGGCATCATGTTCGTTGATTTGGGCAGTCAGGCGTTGCTCGGTGTCCCGCGCCTCCTCGTTCTTTTTGGCAATTTCCACCTGCATTTCGGCGTCACGCTCCGCCCAGCCGTAGTGATGTCCCGTGAAGTAGCCCAAAACGGCCAGCAAGAGGCCTCCGAGCGCTGCGTAGGGCAGAGGTACCCCAAACATCAAGACACCTCTTGCCGGGCCATTGCGAGGGCCAGACGGTCTTCGTCAGGCTCTTGGTGCTCGGGTGGTGTGGTCGGGGGTGGGCCGGGTGTCCAGCTTTCGTCCAAATCCGGGTTCTTCCACACAGGCATGGCACCAAACGGCTGGCCGGGAACTGGTGAGGGTGGAGTCGGACTCCACTGAGCCGCCACAGGTGTACAGGGATTTTGTGGTGTTGGCCCGGCCATGGCGTTGGCCGCTGCACCCACGGCACGCTTGCTCATGACGCCACCGATCCCGCCGACGATCAGCAGCACGATGTCGTTGAGCATCTTGGTGTAGGCCTGATCAATCGGGGCCATCGACTTGATTGGCTGCGTCACGAACGTCACGCTGTACAGCAGCGACACGACGATGAAGCACAGGATCAGCGTCACCGCGACGACGACAAAGCCCCAGACACGGACTTCGATGGCTTCAGCGTTGAGCGGATGCTTCGGATGCTGCTGGCTGGACATTGGTTTGCTTCTCCAAAACGGGTGCTACGAGGTATTCGGGGCACATCTGCGTGAACTGGCACTTGGGCTTCTGGCACTCCTTGGCATAGAAGTTGTCCGGGTTCTGGCATGGGTAGCGGTAATGGTCGTTGCAGCCATCCAGCAAAAGCGCTGTGGCAATCAGGGCAATACCCAACATGATCCATTTCATTTTTTCATCCCCAGTTTGGTTGTTTGGCGGAAGTCGTAGATCATGTATGTGCCAAAACCAAGCAGGCTGAAGCAGATAATCACGGCTAGCACAACCGCAACGATTTCAACCATTTCTTCCTTTTCGCGTTTGGCCCGCTTGGCGCGGTCGCGTTCGGCTCGGGCAGCGTGCTTGTCTTCCTGATCCATAGCACGAACACGCTCTTGGATGTTTTCCCAAATGTCCATGTTGTTGGGGAAGAACAAACCCTTGAGTTGTTCCTCGAAGTCGGCTTGCGACTTCAGGGCTAGTTCAATCTCGACAGCCTTGCCGAGGTTGGAGCCGCCAGCTTTCTTGGTCTCCTTGACCGCCTTGACGGCTTGATGCTTGGCGTCGAAGTAGTTGCCAATCAGTGGGCCGAGGCTGGCCACGTCGTTGGCTGTCTTCGATGCCTGCTTGATCAACGACACCGCCTTCTGGACGGCTGAAAACGCCGCAAGGGCAGTGGTGATCGGCTCCATTACTTGTCGGCCTTCCCGTCCAACTTGTCAAAGATTTGGTGCAGGATGTCTTTGATTTCCTTAATGTCAGATCGGTAGTCGTCGCGGTTGACGTACTCCCTCGGCATGTTGTTCAGCCGATCCTCCATCTTTTGCAGTTTCTGGGTCTGGTTGTTGAACACCCAGACGGCCAAGAACCCAGCAACAGATACGACCATGTTGAAGAGTTGTTGGTTGTCCATGGGTTACTCCTCTGATGGCTTATCGGGTGCTGGCGGCTTCACAGCCTCCTGAATCTCATGGATCAACTGGTAGACCTCTTGGTAGGGTCTGGTGCCCAGATAACCCATGACCTTGTTCAGGGTGTCGGCAGGGATTGGAAAGATCATGCCAGCACCTTATCTGCGGATGTTTGAGAAATGACCTGTGCGCCGACCAACAAGGCCAGCACGTCGGTGGTGTGCTCCAGCAGTTGTGGCGATGCCATTTCCTGCTTAGCGGTCACCACTTCTGGTGCCGAGTCGTTGTCCCACTTCACGCGCTCGGCCAGCGTCAGGCCTGCGCGGATGTCCGCAGCAGTCCATGTGCGTGGTGCTGGTTCGGGTGCGGGGGGAACAAACGGTTTTGGCTTGATCAGTTGGCCGTTGACCCAGTCATCTCCATTCGCAGCGTCGTCAGGCACTTCGGTATCGTAAAAGGCCGCAACTTCAGCGTGATACCAATTGACCGGATCACCGGGTGCGATGTCGCGGATGCGGTTGTTTTCAATCCATGCTAATTTCATAATTAGTACCCTTCAGTCCAAGCAAAAATAACCATACCATTGCCGCCATTACC